TGACATGGTCTTGGGTCAACAACGATAATCCCGAAGAGCGTATCGATGTCAGCTGGGCACTTGTTGGACAGCAGGGTGATGCTTCACAGGCGTTTGGTTCCGGTTTGACTTACTCCAGCCGATACTTCCTTCTCAAGTATTTCAATATCGCAACGCCGGATGATGACCCCGATAACTTCCGCAGCAAGCAGCGTGCAGCCGAGGCGGCTGAAGATAAGATGATTGCGGAAGGCATTATCCAGAGTTTCGACGAGACAGTCAAGCGCTTCCTTGAGTCCAATAAGGATAAAGCAGAGGATGTGAAAAAGTTCGTTTCCAAATACGCAAAGGGCGGTAACTATTTCGCCATCACAGAGTCAGCTCTTGCCGGTAAATTGCTGGCAGATTTCAAAGACACATTCAACATCAAGGAGGAGTAACACATGGGTTTTCGCACAGGTGCTTATGCAAAGGTCTGGGAAGTAACGCCGATGAGCGACACCAGCACGAAGGTTCGTATGTCCATCAGTCGAAAGAACAAACAGTCCGGCGAGTATGAACAGGATTTTTCCGGTTTTGTTCTTGCCATTGGAACGGCAGCAGCAAAGAAGGCTGCCGGTTTGAAAGAAGGCAACCGCATCAAGCTCGGCGATGTGGATGTGACGACCAAGTACGACAAGGAGAAAAAGATTACATATACCAACTTCAAAATGTTCTCCTTCGAGCTTGACGGAGAGGAGCCTCGTGACAGCAGTACCGAGCCGCAGCCCACAGTTGATGAGGGCGAAATCGACGACAACCGCCTGCCTTTCTAAAGGTGGCGGCTTATGGGAGAAATCAATTACACACCGCTCATTGACGATATGGTCTGGAGCTACTCCCGTATCAAAGCTTTTGTAGATTGTCCGTATCGATTTTATCTGAAGTACATCCGGCATATCCACGGCAAAGAAATGTTTTTCGCAAGCTATGGCACATTCATGCACAAGCTGATTGAAACCTATTTCAAGGAAGGAAAATCTCCGCGTCAGTTGACAGACATTTACCTGCGTGATTTCAAGAAAGAGGTTGTCGGACGGGCGCCCAACAAAACGGTTTTCGGGAACTACTTCACCGGTGGTCTTCAGTATTTGCGAAGCATCCATCCGTTTCCGTATCGCCCTGTAGCCATTGAAAAGAAGGTGGATTTCAAAGTAGATGGAATCCCCTTCATTGGCTATATCGATTTTCTTGGAGAACTGGATGGTTCTCTCTATGTGGTGGATAACAAGTCCAGAGTTTTGAAGCCTCGGAGCAAGCGGGAGAAACCGACCAAAACGGACGAGGAACTGGATGCTTACCTTAAGCAGTTATACCTCTATTCGGCTGCGGTCGAGGAGGAATACGGTGTTCGGCCTCGCAAGCTTTGCTTCAACTGTTTCCGCACCGATACCTTCATCGAAGAGCCGTTCTTGGATAAGGACTACGAAGGTGCGAAACAATGGCTTGCAGAAATGATTTCCGAGATACGGCAAGAATCAGATTTCAAACCGTCATGTGAGTTTTTCAAATGTACCCACCTCTGCGAAATGCAGGATGAGTGCGAGTACTATCAGTTGATGAAGAAGAGGTGATGAGAAATGCTGGCAAATGAAGATATGGCGCGGGTCGAAAGCGAAGCGGGTATTATCGCCACGCTGATTCACCATCCTGATTTTTCATACTACTCCGAGCAGCTGCTGCCAAACCATTTCACAAACGAAGAGAACCGCTATATCTATCAGGCGATTTGTTCTCTCGCAAGAGATGGTATTGAACGCATTGACCCATACAATATTATCCAAGCGTTGACTGCTAAAGAGGCTACCCGGCGTTTTGCGGATGAGCTGAGCATCGACCAGCTCTATACGCTCATGGAAAACAGCGAAAACATCAGCCGAAATACAGTCGAGGAGTATAAGCTTCTCGTAAATAATGTGATGGACGCAGCGTTTCGCAGAGATACATACCAGCAATTAAAGGAATGCCAAAAGCTGTGTACACAACCTTCTGCCGAGAACATCGAGCAGAAAATCTATAAGATGCTTGACGATGTGATGATGGAGTTTTCTACAACCAATGATGTCCCGGCCTATAAAGATGTGGTCGATAAATGCTGGGAGGAAATCAAAGGCCGTCAGGGCGCCGGTTACGCAGGAATCCCCTTCAAGTTCCCCGCTTTGAACGATTACGCCACCATTGAGCGTGGAGAGTTGTTCATCTTTGGCGCCGAACAGAAGCAGGGTAAGAGTATGATGCTGCTGAATTGCGCAGTGGATTTGCTTAAGCAGGATTACGCCGTGCTGTATTTGGACAGCGAGTTAAACACACGGCTTTTTACCTCCCGTATTCTCGCTCATCTGTCAGGCATTGAGTATAAGCGCCTCACCTCCGGTAACTACAGTGAGGAAGAGGAACAGCGGATTCTGGCGGCAAAAGAGTGGCTCAAGACTCGTAAGTTCACCCATATTTACATCCCCATGTTCGACCAGCAGAGTATTTATACCGCTGTCAACAAGGTCAAGCACACTCAGGGGTTGGATGTCCTTATCGTGGACTACTTCAAAGGTAAAGGCGAGGGTGATGCCTTCGATAGCTATCAGGAACTTGGCCGTTTTGTGGATATGGTGAAGAACCAAATTTGCGGAGAGATGAATATTGCCGGTATCGGTGCGGCACAGGCAACTATCACAGGTAAGCTTGCCGACAGCGCCAAGATTGCACGAAACGCTTCGACCATTGCTATGATTTCCGATAAAACACCGGAGGAAATCGAGGCAGACGGTGCAGAATGCGGCAATAAAAAGCTGCGTGTCACAGTCAATCGTAACGGTATGCAGATGACACAGGACGAATACATAGACTTGCTGTTTGATGGCAATCACATTCTCTATGAACAGGCTAAACAGCATATTCCTCAGACGCCATTTTAATCTATCGTGACAATTAAATAAAATGCGAAAGGAGGAAACGGTTTGGAGCTGTCTGAACTGATAGAGTCAGTCGATATTCTGGATTACATTTCTCAATATACGGATTTCACAGAGAAAAACGGAGAATACTGGGCACTGTCACCTCTTAAAGATGAAAACACGCCGTCTTTCTCCGTTCGTAAAGAAACAAATTCGTTTTTTGACTTCTCCTCCGGTATCGGCGGCAATGTGCTGACATTTATTCGGTACTATGACAAGTGTAGTATGGCAGAAGCCGTAGAAAAGCTGAAAAAATACAGCGGATTTAATGGCAAAGTAAGTTCAAGAAAGCGTCTTGCAGCTACAGAGGTGGCAAAACGGTTTGCGCCACCCCATAACACAGCAAAAAAGGCCAAAGGAACAGTGCTGCCGGATGATTACATGGAGCGGTATGAGAAACGAGACGATAAGTTGGCTGTTTGGGAACATGAGGGCATTTCCCGTGCATCTATAGACAAGTTTTCGGTGTACTATGACAGCTTTTCCGACCGGCTTGTCTATCCAATACGAAATCCAGACGGAAAAATCGTCAATATCGGTGGGCGAACCCTCGACCCGCGCTGGAAAGAGAAGGGTTTGCGTAAATACACCTATTTCATGTCGTGGGGTGAGTTGAAAACCATCTATGGTCTTGCAGAAAACAGAGATGCTATCCTCCAGAAAGGGGAAATCATCTTGTTTGAGGGCTGCAAATCCGTTCTACTTGCCGATACTTACGGAATTCACAATACCGGGGCGATTTTGACCTCGCATCTGAACCCAAATCAGATGAAATTGCTGGCAGCACTTGGCTGCCGTGTGGTTTTTGCCCTTGATAAGGATGTCTGCATCCGAGACGACCACAATATCAAGCGGTTAAAGCAGTTTGTCAATGTGCAATATCTTTGGGATAAGGATAATTTACTTGGTGAAAAGGACAGTCCTGTCGATAGAGGCCAAGAAACTTGGAAAAAACTCTACGAAGGGAGGCTGTCGTGGCGATGAGTGGGCAATACACCGTCTATCATCTACATAGTGACCTGTCAAATGGCGTTACCAATATTGATTCGGTCACAAAATACGGAGAGTACATCGTAAAAGCCAAAGAATGCGGCATGAATGCGATGGGCTTTTCCGAACACGGTTCTGTTTTTGAGTGGTGGCACAAGAAAAGTGCGATTGAAGCAGCCGGGATGAAGTATATCCACGCCGTTGAGTGCTATCTCACCACAACGCTTACAGAAAAAATCAGAGACAACTATCACTGCGTTCTTCTCGCCAAAAACTACAGCGGTTTTTTGGAATTGAACCGTCTCGTGTCTAACAGTTTTTGTAGGAAGGACAACCATTTCTACTATGCTCCCCGCATTACCTTTGACGAGTTGTTCCACACATCGGATAACATCCTTGTCACTACCGCTTGTGTCGGCGGTGTGCTTGGGAAAGGCGACGAGCAGGTACAGCGGGTGTACCTCGATTTTTTGACTCGTAACCGGCATCGCTGTTTTCTGGAAGTTGGACATCACATGGATGAAAAACAGATTTCCTATAACAAAAAGCTGCTTGCGTTAAGTCAGGAACTCACTGTTCCACTGATAGCTGGAACAGATACTCATGTTTTGAATGAAGAGCACGAGAAAGGCCGCAGCATCCTGCAGGCATCCAAAAACATTTTCTTCGACGGCGAAGAGCGTTGGGACTTGAAGTTCAAAACTTATGATGAATTGGTCGCAGCCTATCGAGCGCAAGGTTCGTTACCGGAAGCCGAGTATATGCAGGCCATTGAAAACACAAACCTGCTGGCAAATATGGTGGAACCTTTTGAGCTGGATAGAGGAACCAAGTATCCTCACATTTACGCAGAGCCGGAAAAGACTTTCAGAGAAAAAGTCCAGTCTGCTATGGAGACGCATCCCTATGCGCTGAAGAACCATACCAAAGAGGAGCTGGAGCGTGTTGTCGAAGAAGAGTTTGATGTCTACAAGGCGACAAAGTCTATTGACTTTATGCTCCTGCAAACATATTTGCGGGAATGGGAAAATGAAAACGGTATCCAATGCGGTTACGGAAGAGGCTCTGTGTCCGGCAGTATGATTGCCTATCTGCTTGGTATTACACAGATGGACAGTCTGCGGTTCGGGTTGAACTTCTTCCGCTTTATGAACCCCTCCCGTGTGACCAATGCAGATATTGATACGGACTACTCTGGCAAGGACAGAGACACAGTCAAACGGTTCCTGCTTCGTGACAAGATGAACCTGCCAAGCATCCGTTCCGCAGAAATCATTACCTTTAACACCATTGCGTTGAAGGGAGCTGTTCGAGATGTGTGCCGTGCCCTCTACAAAGACCGTCAGGACATTAACTATATTCAGGTTTCCAACCACATCTGCAAAGAAGTTGAGACGCATGAAGAGGCAGTTCGCAAAAAGTATCCGGAGGTTTTCCGGTATGTGGATATTGTCAACGGCACTATTGTTTCCATCGGAACCCACCCAAGCGGTGTGCTTATCAGTGACCTGCCCATTGAGCAGACCGTAGGCCTCTGCAGCGTATCTACATCTGAGTATCCGGTCTCCATGATTAACATGAAAGAGCTGGACGACTTGATGTATGTCAAGCTGGATATCCTGGGGCTTGATAATATCGGTGTCATCAATGAAACTTGTAAAACTCTCGGCATTGAGCGGCTTACCCCCGACAACACAGATATGGAAGATATGAGCGTATGGAAAAGCATCCGTGATGATACAACGCTTATCTTCCAATGGGAGTCGGACAGCGCACAGCACTACCTCCGGCAGTTTATGTCAGACAACACACTGGAAACGGCTCGCTCCAAAATCCCGAACTTCTCCATGCTGAAATGGATGTCCTTTGGCAATGGGCTTCTCCGCCCTGCCTGCGCCAGTTTTCGTGACAGCGTTGCGAAGGGCGAGTTTTACGATAACGGTTTCGATGCACTGAATGAGTTTCTTTCCCCCGAAGCTGGACGCATCGCCATGCAGGAGACTATCATGCAGTTCCTCGTCAAGTTCTGCGGCTATTCTGCTGCAGAGTCTGATAATGTGCGCCGTGCTATTGCAAAGAAGAAGGGTACAGAAACACTGCTTCCTGAGATTGAGGAACGGTTCGTTGCCTATTGTTCGGAACAATATGACATGACTTCGGAACAATGTGAGAAAATCATCAAGCCTTTCTTGCAAATCATCCTGGATGCTTCCGCCTATGGCTTTTCATGGAACCATTCCGATGCTTACTCCTCCATTGGATACATCTGTGGGTATCTTCGTTACTACTATCCGTTGGAGTTCCTCACTGCGGCACTCAATATCTTTGGCGATAACATGGATAAGACCGCCGCCATTACCAATTACGCTACCAGCGTCGGCATCCGCGTCACACTGCCAAAGTGGGGATTGTCCAGAGGTGAGTATTTCTTCGACAGAGAAAAGAGAATCATTGCAAAGGGGCTCACCTCCATCAAGTATATGAGCGCCAATCTTGCCGATGAACTCTATGACCTTGCCAGAAATAAATACTCCTACTTCATGGATTTGCTCAGGGATTTGGATGAAAAGACCAGCATTAACTCCAGGCAGCTTGACATCCTCATTAAGCTGGATTTCTTCTCTGACTTTGGTAATCAGCGTGAACTTCTCCGCATAACAAGTCTGTTTTCCGAGATGTTCAAGAAAGGACAAGCCAAGCAGATACGAAAAAGCGATGTGGATGGAACGCCGTTGGAGGAAATCGTAAAGCGATATGCGGTGGGCGTAACCAAGTCAGGCGGCATCGCAAAGAGTTATACGCTTCTTGATGTCGCATCTATCCTGCGAGAGGCAGAAACCGTCATCAAAGCAGCAGGAATGGATGACTTGAGCGACCTTATCAAGGTGCGCAACTTCTATGATGTTATGGGCTACATCGGCTATGTGTCCGGCAACGAAGCCGACCGGCGCAAACTCTACATCACGGATATCAAGCCGCTGTACCGTAAGCGTGACAATAAGCAGTTCGGGTATAGCTTGTTCACGAAATCTATCGGCAGCGGCAAGGAGAGCCGGTTCACTGTCTTCAACAGAGTCTTTGATAAGGAGCCTGTCAAAGAGGGCGACATCATTTACTGCAAAGGCTATGAGAGAGATGGCGAGTATTACACGCTGACAGCGTATCAGCAGGTTTTTTGATTACATATAAAACATGGATTTTATAAGCATGGAGGTGCAAATTTTGCAGGACAAACAGGTCTGCAATCTCTGCGGCAAAGAACTTGATTTCTTTGACCGGCAGGAGAACTTCACAATACATACAAGAATCGGTTATGGCAGTATCCATGACGGCGACAAAGTTCATCTCCAGTTCTGCTGTGACTGCTTCGACAAGGTCGTTGCCATGTGTACCGTGTCGCCCATTGAGGAGGTAAGCTGAGAATGGATAGAGCAGAATTTCAGAGATACATTGATAACGCCCTGCAAGAAGCAGAGCGTGTGAGGACTTATTGTGCGCAAGACGAAATCGTCCTCATTATGACAGCGGATTTTTATCGAGAGCTTCTTGCCACCACAGACATTCACGCCAACAGAGACGGCGACCACTACGGCTTCCTTTATGGCTATCGTATTGCGCTTATCAACGAGCCGACTGAACGCACGATGGTCTCGCCTGCGGTTCTTGGGATGACCTATCATCCGGGCATGGCGTTGGACGACATCATTGTTGTCGATGAAGAGAACCGGGTATTCCGGCTTGCCAGTCGTGACCCTGTCCAGTTCACAGACACCGGTATGACTGTTCGCTTTGATGCGCATACCCGCACTACCAGACTGGATGCAGCAGCTATCGACGCTGGAAATATTGCGGCTGAGACCATGCGTGTCGCCACCGCACAAGCCGCTGCTACAACTGCTGCTGTAGACCCCTATACGGTCTACTATAATCCGTTTGAAACAACTACTACCACAACTACCACGACCGGTAACTATTGGCAGCAGTACTGGACACGCCCAGTTACATGGGATTACAACCCGACGGTTACTTTCCATGTAGATGCAGCAGAAGTCAACCACAGCGTATTCGATAGACTCATAGGTGGCGGCAGAAGAAAAAAGAATCGTGCCAAAGAAGATGCGGAACTGTCTGCCGGAGACACCAAGGCAATGGATGAATTCCTTGATGGATTCGCCATCAAGCAGAACCTGCAGCAGGCGTAAAAGGAGGGTACCAATGGGTAAGGTAATTGTGCAGGACTTTACCTGCAAAGAGCCAATCACCATGATTGGAACAGAGGCCGGTGTCTGCTGGGGCGCCGATATTTCCGACCAGAAGAAGAACTACCGCCGAGGCATTGACTGCCTTGAAAGTGAGCACGGAAGAACTTTTGAGTTCCCCGATGCCTATATGATTCTCGATGGGTACTCTGCACGGGTCATTCGTGAGTGGTACACCCACATTGGCGGTTCGCCTACGAGATTGCAGGCAAGCACAAGATATATCGACTATGAGCACGGCTTTGATTATGTCGTACCTCCCAGCATCGAAAAGGACAAGGCGGCGTCAGCCGGATACAAGAAGGTCATGACAATTCTCCAAAATGCGCTTACGGCACTGGATGCGTTTGGCGTCCCCCGTGAGGACACGGCACTGCTGCTGCCGCTGGGAATGACCATTCGTATCGTGTGCAAGCACAACGCCAGAAACCTTATGGATATGTCCCACCAGCGGATGTGTTCTCGTGCTTATCATGAGTATCGAAAGCTGTTTGACGATGTGTGCAATGCTCTCCGTGCGTATTCGGAAGAGTGGGCGTACCTGGTTGACCACTACTTCATGCCAAAGTGCGAGTACATGGGCTTCTGCAAGGAGAAAAAGTCCTGCGGTAAGATGCCGCACAAAGAGTGAGGCTATGAAAAGCAAAATACGAAACCCCAAAAAGATGCGTCAGCTTATCGACTTCAAAGGCCTGGAGCTTGAGGGCGGTATCTACCCGACCGACATCGACGGGTTGATTGAGCTGCGTAATTGTGAATACATAATCCTTGAAGTTAAACACCGTGGCGCCGCTGTCCCTTATGGGCAAAGGCTTGCCATTGAAAGAATGGTGGATGACTTCACAACTGTTGGGAAGAGTGCGGTCGCTATCATATGTGAGCACCAAGTCGATGACCCGGACAAACCAGTTGTCGCAGCATACTGTAAAGTAAGGGAAATCTATTATGGCAATGAGCATAAGTGGAGGCCACCGGACGATTCCATCAATGTGCGGCAGGCTATCGATTGCTTCTGCCAGTACACAACAAAGAAAAAAGGAGGCTGATGCCGTGAAAATTATCGCTATCTCAGGCAAGGCGCAGCATGGGAAGGATACAACAGCCGGGTTTCTGAAATCCGCATTGGAAGCAGACGGCTATAAAGTACAGGTCGCCCATTATGCAGACCTACTCAAATACATATGCAAACAGTTTTTTGGATGGAACGGGCAGAAAGACGATGCTGGACGCCATATTCTGCAGTATGTCGGAACAGATGTCATCCGCACACAGAAACCTGATTTCTGGGTCGATTTCATTATCTCTATGGCAGAACTCTTCCCTGATACATGGGATTATCTGCTCATCCCTGACTGCCGATTCCCTAATGAGATTGACCGCATTAAGAGTGCCGGGCTTGATATGGTTCATTTGCGTGTCCTAAGAAAGGATTTCGCCAGTCCGTTGTCCAAAGAACAGCAGGCACATCCGTCAGAGACTGCGCTTGACAATACAACGCCGGACTACTGGATTATCAATGACGGCACGCTGAAAGACCTGAAAGAGTATGTTATTGCGTGGCTCACAGATTACACGGGGTTCCATCAGACGACATTCGATGAGTTATAAGGGAGGTACGATATGCGTCATCTGACAATTCTTGTCGATATGGACGATACTATTGAAAACCTCGCTGAAGCATGGGTCGCTTACCTGAATGCACGGCATCAAACCAGTACCGACCTTTCAGATATTACGGATTGGGATATTTCAAAGGCGTTTCCTACCCTCACAAAAGAACAGGTATATGCTCCCTTGCTTGAGGACGCCTTTTGGAACTGGGTCAAACCGATGAAAGGCGCATCGGAGGCACTGCAAAAGCTAATCGCAGACGGACATACTGTGCTGATTGTAACTACATCGAACTATCAGACGCTGGCGGCTAAAATGGAGCAGGTCTTATTCCGCTACTTCCCATTCTTGACATGGAATGATGTTATCATCACAGCCCATAAGCAGCTTATCAAGGGAGATGTGCTGATAGATGACGGTATTCACAATCTGGAGGGTGGTGATTACTTCAAAATCCTCATGACAGCTCCACACAACCGCTATTACGACGCAGATAAAAACGGAATGTACCGTGTCAGCTCGTGGAGTGACGCTTATTCCGTCATTCAAGCACTTGCCTGTACTGATTCCATATCACGATGGCGAGATGACCCGGTTGCTTTTGCCGAAGAAGTCCTGCATATCCAGCTAAAGCCGTATCAGCGGCTTGCCTTAAGACTCAAAGGAGGTTTGAACCGCATTGAAAATCATTCTGTATTCAACCGGCTGTCCCAAGTGTAAGGTGCTCAAGCATAAGTTAGAAGAAAAGGGTATTGCGTACACAGAAAACAACACTGTGGACGAAATGCTGTCGCTCGGAATCGTACAAGTTCCTGTTCTCAGTGTGGATGGAGAACTTCTTGACTTCCAAACAGCAAACCAATGGGTTAATCAACATTAAAAGAAGGGGGACAGGAGCAAATGAACATTCCACTCAAAATGAACCGAGACTTTGAAAAGGCAATGGCAGCTCTCAATGAGCGATATGGTGAGGATTTCGAGTTTCTCAACGGATTCCATGAAACCCAGTTGAACTTCTCTGATTTCATCGATGGTTTTATCGATAAAAATGTGGCCGATGTGACCATTGATGCCAATGCAAATGCCTCTAATAAGGATATTCGCAGTCTCTTGAATGAAAAAGGAAAATCCCACGACAAGCTATTCGCTTTCAACAAGATTTTCTATGAGATGAAGAAGAGGTATAACCTCCGTACAGCAAAAGAATGGCTGGAAACAGAGTATAACGGCGGCTTTTATCTGCATGATGCCTCGACTTCCACCTATTTGCCGTATTGCTATGCCTATGACCTGTCCAGATTGGCGACTGAGGGGCTTTTCTTCCTGAAAAACTACAACAATCAGGCACCCAAGCACCTCACTACCTTCATGGATGATGTAATTGAGTATATCAGCTACATGAGCAACCGCAGCTCAGGTGCTGTGGGCATCCCCAATGTCCTGATTTGGACATATTACTTCTGGAAAAAAGACTGCGAAAGCGGTCACATTATCAAAGACCCGGAGTATTACATCAAACAGTGCTTCCAGAAGTTCATTTACCGCCTTAATCAGCCGTTCATGCGCATCGACCAGACCGCATTTGTCAATGTGTCTATCTTTGACCGCAATTATATCGAGGCTCTGTTCGGCGGCGTACAGTATCCGGACGGCAGCTATGTCATTGATTGTGTGGAAGAGCTGATTGAACACCAGAAACTCTTCATGGAGGTCGTTTCACAAATCCGAAGCGAGAATATGTTCACCTTCCCTGTGCTGACTTACAGCCTTTTGTACCGTGATGGGAAGTTTGTGGATGAGGACTTCGCCAGATGGTGCAGCGACCACAATACCACATGGAATGACAGCAACTTCTTCATCAGCGGTGATGTAAATACGCTTTCCAACTGTTGCCGCTTGCTGTCTGATACCTCAAAGCTTAATGCTTTTATCAACTCCATCGGTGGCACGGCGCTTTCCATCGGCTCAGTCAAGGTCAATACCATCAACCTGATGCGGATTGCATTGGAAACAGAATGCGATGAGAAAAAGTATTTGACCCTTCTTAAAAAGCGTGCGCTTCTCTGCTGTAAAACCCTTGATACCGTGCGGCATATTATCCGCCGGAACATCGAAAAGGGTCTGTTGCCCAATTATCAGGAGGGCGCAGTGGAGATGGACAAGCAGTATTGTACGATGGGTATCCTCGGTTTGTATGAGGTAATCGAAGCTTTCGGCTATACCAAGACAGATGAGTTTGGTTATATCAGCTATACCGATGAGGGCGTTGCTTTCGCAAGCAAAATCTTTGAGGTGCTCAACGAAGTCAAGGATAACTTCACCGATGAATACTCCTTCAACATCGAAAGCGTTCCTGCAGAGCGTGCCGCTGTTATCCTGTGTCAGAAAGACAATGTCCTGTATGACCACAACGATAAATTCATCTACTCCAATCAGTGGATTCCTCTGTCGGCCAAATGCACCATTCAGGAAAAGCTGCGTCTGTGCTCTATCCTGGATGAGAAATGCTCCGGCGGCAGTATCGCTCACATCAATCTGGAGTCGAATTTTCCCAACACAGATATGGCATGGGAGATGCTCAACAAGATTGCGCAATCCGGCGTTATCTACTTCGCATTCAACACCCGCATCAACGAATGCAAGCATCATCACGGTTTCGTAGGCACAGACCATTGCCCGGTATGCGGCGAACCTGTATTCGATACATACCAGCGCATCGTTGGTTATCTTGTCCCGTCCCGCGCTTATTCTAAAGACCGTTTCCGTGAGTTCAACACGAGACAGTGGTACACCTATGCGGAGGCAATGAGTGAATGAGGGTAAAGACGGTAGTCGATGAGGACTTCACCAATTATAAGAAACCGGCCATGTTCATCGGCACGATTTCCTGTGGGGGCAAGTGCTGTATCGAGGCTGGTATCCCACTCTCTGTTTGTCAGAATGATGGGTGGCGCTCTTGCGCCCCCATCACGATTGACGATGATGAACTCTGCCATCGGTATCTGACAAATCCCCTCACCAAAGCGGTCGTCTTCGGTGGACTTGAACCGATGGAACAGTTTGAGGAACTTCTCACATTTCTGGATTTGTTTCGTGACACCTATGACTGCGAAGATGATGTTGTCATTTATACCGGTTATTATCCCGAAGAAATCCCAGAACAGCTTCATGCCCTTTCTCTTTACGAAAATGTCTTCGTAAAGTTCGGACGCTATATTCCGAACAAGCCACACCGCTTTGACCCCGTGCTTGGCGTAGAACTTGCATCGGATAATCAGTATGCAGCCAATGTATTCTGACCGTTCTGGAGGAACAACGAATATGCAAATCAACATCAACCCTGACAAAGATTTCGTCACTCATATGCGCAAGGCACTTAAAGACAACAATGGATTTTGTCCGTGCGCTATCGTGAGAAGTGAAGATACCATGTGTATGTGCAAAGAGTTCCGTGAGATGGAGGAAGGAACCTGCCACTGCGGACTGTACATCAAGATTAAAGATAAACCTGCCGCTGAAAATGCAGACCATTGCATTTGCTGTGGTGCAGTAATTCCAGAGGGCAGGATGGTCTGTCCGAACTGTGGTGAGTAACCGGGAGGTACTAATTGGAGTCAAAAGTATTTGGCCTTATTGCAAAAGAGCAGCACCGACAGGATACAACTGTCGAACTGATAGCCAGTGAGAGCTTTGTAAGTGAAAACATCATGCGGGCAGTCGGCTCCTGCCTGACTAACAAGTATTCAGAGGGATATCCCGCTGCGCATCGCTCCGGCAACCGTGGCAGATATTATGGCGGATGCCAGTATGTAGACGAGCTGGAAGAGTACTGCTGCGAAATGTGGAAGAAAGTGTTCCAGACTGACTACCATGTCAATGTACAGCCGCACAGCGGCACGAATGCAAATATTGCGGCATATTTGTCCGTATTGAAACCCGGAGATACCGTCCTTTCTATGAGCCTTGATAACGGCGGGCATTTGTCTCACGGCTCTCCGGTGAATATCAGTGGTAAGATTTTTAACTTCATCCACTATGGAGCAAACAAATCCGGCTGGATTGATACAAACGATTTTATCGACAAGCTTTATAAGTTCAATCCAAAGCTTGTAGTCATTGGGGCTTCGGCATATAGCCGTACCCTGTACTTTGACACCTTCAGAAATGTTATCGACTGCTATAAAAAGCAGACAGGAAACGAGTGCTATATGCTGGTGGATATGGCACATATCGCAGGACTTGTAGCGGCTGGTGACCATCCGTCCCCATTCGGGCTTGCTGACATCATTACTACCACGACACACAAAACTCTGCGTGGCACAAGGGGCGGTTTGATTTTCTGCAAACCGGAGCTTGCCAAGCGCATCGACAGCGCAGTCTTCCCTTGTTGTCAGGGCGGGGCGCTGCAGCATATCATCGCTGGTAAAGCGGTAACAGCTGAGGAGGCTTGCACAGACAAGTTCAAGAACTACATCCACGCCGTTGTGCGTAACTGTAAGGCGATGTGCGATGCGTTTATTTCGATGGGCTACAAGGTCGTTACAGGTGGTACAGACAACCATCTGTTCCTGCTTGACCTGACGGAAACAGGGTTGACCGGTAAAGCGGTACAGGACGAATTGGACAAGCATGGCATTACTCTTAATAAGAACTGTGTTCCCAATGAAACTCGTTCTCCGCAGCAGACTTCCGGTGTTCGTATCGGAACGGCAGCTATGACAACTAAGGGCTATACTGCCGAAGACTTTGTCAGCGTCGCTCACACCATTGACGCCATTATCAAATCCATGCAGGAGGAACTACATGACTAAGAAAATCATTACTACATATACCGAGTACGATGAAGACGGCAAAATCAAAAGCCAGAGCGTCACAGAAACCCCTTACCCCGAAGACGACTGCGACCTCGATTGCGAATGCTGCGACTGTGCAGAGTCGGATGAAGACGATGACAATGCCGTGTATCAGCTGACGCCCAAAGGTATTGCGTGTCTGGCGCTGCTTCGCACCGGTCTTGTTGAGTCTATTGAAGACCCTCGAATTGATGGGTTCTGGGAACTGTTTCAGGCAGACATGGACGCACTTGGTTACACACAGGAGGTTGAAGAATGAACAGAGTCGGTGAGTTTGAAAAAGTCAGCTTCGAGCAGTACTACGAAGCTATCAAAGATGAATTTTATAAAGGGCAGGAAATGGCTCCTGCCCTACAAGACAACATCAAAAAGTCATGGGAAGCCCTCCAACTTCCGTCCAGAGCCACAGCCGGTTCTGCCGGTTATGACTTCAAGGCGCCGTTCTCCTTCTCACTGGAGGCTGGTGATACCATCAAAATCCCTACCGGTATTCGGGTCAAGGTCGATGAGGGTTGGTGGCTTGGCTGTCTGCCTCGCAGCGGCCTTGGCTTCAAGTACCGCCTGCAGCTGGATAACACGATGGGCGTGATTGACAGCGACTATTACTACTCAGATAACGAGGGGCACATCTTCGCTAAAATCACGAACGACAATCATACAGGCAAAACACTTACCGTAGAGGCCGGTAGCGGCTTCCTACAGGCGATTTTCATTCCTTATGGGGTAACATACTCCGACGATGCAACAGGCGTCAGAAACGGCGGTATGGGCTCTACAGACAGCAAATCATAATGAAACCCTGCATTGCAGTGTAATGATTTCGTTCAATAGTTTTCGGTAGAGACAGCGTCTCACGACCGAAGAAATATACATAGAAAGGGAAAAGACTATGAAACGAATTTTCTCACTGCTTCTGGTTGTTGTACTTGTATTTGGTACAACTTCCGTTTATGCCCTCTCTTGGACTTCCACCTCAGAACCATGCAAGACATACACAATCAACATCGTAAAATACGAGTTGATTCCCGGCGATGTCGGCAATAGCTTCCGGGTAAACCCGAATACTACTGCACGCAAAGGTGAATACGCCTACTACAGTATTGAGGTGTACAATGCCGACAATCAAAAGGTAGACCCCGGCAAACTTATTGTGACCGATATGGCCGCACCAACAAACCTGGACAACGGCTTGTATGCAGCTCTTGTTACTGGAAGCCGTCCGATGCTCACATATAGCATCGAAGAAAAAACATCACTTCAGGAGCTACATTACAACAATATGCCAATTACCATCAGTGGTGATACCGTTACAATCGGTAAATTGGTGTTTACACGGTCAGTGTCCGGAGTAGTAACAGATGTGCATTTTGATGGCAACATTTTGGAACTGACAAAAGAGTTGACTGCGCTCAATATGACACCGGAAGATGTCTACAATGGTAAGGTTTGCATGAGCAACGATGTGTTAATTCAGAACTTTGGGATGATATGCAAGCAAACCGCAACATCCAAATGGTATAACGACGCAGATGCTATCAAAAACATTACCATCCCGAATACAGGAGATGCACCGTTAAATGCTTTGTTTGTTGCATTGGTAACATTGGTGACAACAGGCGTGGCGATATGCTTCAGCTGTCGCTTCAAACAGAAAAAGGATTAAGACCCTGAGTACTTCATGTAGAGATGGGGCTGGTGATAATAAGCCAGCCCCATTATTTTTTACGCCAACAAGGAGGTTGGTTATCATAGCTGCAAAAAAATATACCGAAGAAAAAGTCAACGCCGTATATGACGGCGATATTTATACCATCATCAACCTCACGCCAGTTATACATAAAGACGACCGACAGGAACAGAAAAATGAAATTGAAAAAACCCTGTACACCGTCTTTAGCAAATACACACCGAAAAAGAAATAAGACGGAGGATACCGATGGAAGATTTTATTTACGCAAGACAGTCTGTTGATAAAGAAGACAGTATCTCTATTGAAAGCCAAATTGAGTTGTGCCTGCGTGAGGTAGGAAATAATCCGCACAGAGTATTTCGAGATAAAGGGTACAGCGGTAAAAATACAGAGCGCCCTGACTTTCAAGATATGATGGCCGCCGTTCGTGCTGGCGGCGCAAGACGAATTATTGTGTACCGCCTTGACCGAATCAGCCGTTCAGTTCTTGACTTTGCAAATGTTATCAGTGAGCTGCAGAAGTACGGCGTTGAGTTCGTGTCTATTACAGAACGATTTGACACCTCAACACCTATTGGCAAAGCAATGCTGATGATAGTCATGGTGTTCGCCCAGCTTGAGCGCGAGACGATTCAACAGCGTGTCATGGATGCATACCGCTCACGCAGCAGAAAAGGATTCTACATGGGCGGCAGAGTCCCTTACGGGTTTGAACTGGAAAACACCGTTATGGAGGGCATCAAAACCTGTATGTATAAACCCATTCCAGAACAGATACAGGTCGTGCAGCTTATCTTTTCTCTGTATGCTATGCCGCAAGTTTCCTTTGCAGATGTGGTGCGCTACCTCAGCCAGAATGGAATTAAAAATCCTAACGGTAAGAACTTTAGCCGTATGCGCATCCGAGATATTATTACAAATCCTGTGTATGCTAAAGCAGACGCTTCTATTTTTGAATTCTTCCACGGGCAAGGAACCGAAATCATCAACGACATCTCTCAGTTCATTGGAACAAATGGAGCTTATCTGTACACAGGGAACAAAGCGGCCAAACGCAAGAGCATTTCTCTTGACGGTCATGTCCTCGTTCTTGCTCCGCACGCAGGATGCATCGATGCTGATACATGGATTCGGTGCAGGCGCAAGTGCCTGAATGTGCGCCAGATAGCTAAGCCTGTGAAAGCAAAGAACACATGGCTTGCCGGTAAAATCAAGTGCATTGATTGTGGGCACGCCCTCTCCCTGAAATCCTATCCCCGTAAACGCAGTGCAGACGCAAGGTACTACATCTGCAACAGCAAGTATGTTTCCGCATCCTGCGACGGCGTAGGCGCAATACAGGCCAGCGGAATCGAGGACATTGTCTTTGATGAAATGTCCCGCAAACTTAAAGAGTTCAACAAGCTTTCTTACAAGGAAAAGCACGGAGACCCCATTGAGCTTACCAAGCTGAAAATCCGTGCAGAAGAAATCGAAAAAGAAATCGCCACGCTTATAGACAAAATCGTATCTGCAAGCACAGCGACAATGGAATATATCAATGAGCGCATTGATGCACTCGACGAAGAAAAGAAAACGGTAAAAGAAAAAATCGCTCAAATGTCAGCCGAAATGTATGACAGACAAAACATCGGCGTCATCAGCGATTACATGAGCAAATGGAACGATATATCTATTGACGATAAATTAACCGTGGTCGATACCCTGATTGAATCTATTCATGTTGGACACGGTAAAGTTAAAATTGCATGGAAAATTTGATGTGGTAGTCTGATTGTTTTGCGTTGGCGAAACAATATAACAAAAATTGAGATTTCGTATCGTGCAACTGGCACAACAGCAGTGTGGTACGGCTCTCGCTTTCAGGTAGACATGATTAGACTGGTTGAACA